CATTTTGTCTAAGTATGTTCGTCCTGAACCATTCTTTTGAATAATATTTTCCTACAAAATCTTCCATATCTCTTGCAAGTGTCATTCTTGCAGTCATTATTTCTTGATGTTTCAACTCTGTATAGAAATGATCTGATGTAAAATCGTATTGTATTTTGTCTCTAATTTTTGACCATTCAGCAGAAGTCATTACTTTCTTCAAAATCAACTGTTTTTCTATCACCTCCTGAAACAATGAAGAGAATCTTATCTGAAGTTTATTGACAAATTTACTGAATAATAGTTCGTCCCTTGTAATTTCACTTTCTCTTCCAAGAGAGAACCCTGAATCTGCTTCTAATCGTGAAACAGGAACGTGCATGGCTTTGTAAAGTTTTTTCTGAAAATAATCTACATCATCCAATTGTCCAAGATTTTCACCGCCGGGAAGTGTGGTAATTTCTGTGCCTCTTCCACCTTCTCTTCGTGGCAACCAGTAATCTTCTAGCATTGACTGATGTCTGCGGTCATCCCTGACTTCACCTGTGTCAGAGTCATAGACCAACCGATTCTTGTATCGTGTCATAATGTCACGAATGTATTGTTCTGCTTTGACTTTTGGCAGATTCCCTACGTCAATATAAAAAATTCTTCGTTCTGGAGCTCGTGATATACGATAGATGACGATTGCATCTTCAACCATTCGTAACTGATTGAGAGGTTTGATTGCCTTGTGAAGATAAGACAATACTTGTTTTTTCTTTGGGTCAAGAAGTCCAGATGTGCAGTAAGCGATACTGTCTTTGGAAATGAGAATACCTTGTTGGTGTTGATTGTTCAACCCAGCAGGGTTATATGTAAAAATTTCATCAACTTTTACATTAACAGTATCTTGTGGTGTTTTTTGTTTGTTAACTTGATTGACTTTTTTGATTTTTGTGGCATCTAAACTTCGTAACTCAACGATTCCTCTTGATGGGTCATTTTCGTCAATCATAATGTGGTAGTATAATCTTCCCTCTACATACCATCTGCGAAAAATTTCGTGTCCAAAATTATTGAAGTTCAGTAAGTCAAGGACAACATCAAACTCGTTTCTTATTTTTGTCTTGATTGATTCTGTAAGACCTGTGTTGTCAAGAAGAATGTTTACTGGTCTTTCATTTTTTCCTGCAACAATTGCTTCGTTTACAATATTCTCTATTGCAATCTCACAATCTGAAAGTGAGGACATTTCACGATATTTGAAGATAAGGTCAACTTCACTTTTATATGCACCTTCCATGTTGAGGTAAGAACCATAGGCTCCTCCCCCAGCAATCATCATTGAACCATCTTCATTTTCTGGAAGTGCAAATGCAGGAACTCTTGCATTTGGTTGTTCTTCACTCTTTCTTTCAATTTTGAAACCAAATATTTCAAATGCCATTATAATCCTCCACCTCGTGTTGCTCTGTTAAAATTTGGAGTATTTCCTGTTGCATCAATATTACTTCCCGAATACTCCCAATAATCATAAGTCCATGTACAAGTAAATTCTTCAATCTCTGATGCGCCCCAATCTAAAGTTATTGGTGACAATGCAGTTGGAAAAGCATTTATAAATTTATATTGTTTAATATTATCACCTTTTTTACTAAATTGTGAAACTGTCAATATTTTTTTATAATCGACATTTTCACCTTCACTTATAGAGTATTGTCTATTCCTATTATTTAGTTTATGATTTGCGATGAGATTCATCCATTGTTCCAATGCTTTTCTGATACCAAAATCCTCATCGTTGATAATAGTGGTATCCCAAGTGTCAAAAGTTCTATCTCCAGCAACTTTGATTGACTTTCCATGAAAAAATACCTCATGAGTGCCAATATTAGATGCAGGAATAGATGCACCTTTTATAAGGAATTCTGAACGTGTAGGTGGGTTGGTAATACCCGATGGATAAAGAAGGTCAACTTTGAACAGGGAAGGTCGTGCCCCTCCCTGTTTTAAATTAGATTTGAACTCTGTGACTGAAAACGCCATTCATTATAAACTCATTATGATGTTACTGTGCCAGAAACAACATCATTAAACGTTGATGCTGTTCCGTGACTCCAATAGTCATATGCCCAAGTGCAAGTATATTCTTCTACTGCATCACTGGACCAATCAAGTGCAATTTCTCCAAGTTCTGTCGGCCATAGATTGTAAAACTTCCAAGTATGAACATCATTTCCGCTTACATCAACCTGTGTGACTGTTGCTTCGCCTGGAGTATTTGTCAAACCAGCAGAAGGATTTCTTGTACCACTCGCTTCTCCTGCAAGACGATACATCCAATCTTGAATTTTGTTACGAATTTCAAAATTTTCGTCATTGAGAATTGTGGTAGTCCAGTTGTCATAAGTTCTAAAACCTGTCATTTTGTATGCTCTTCCTGCATAATTTACTGGAAGTGGTGCAACTGTAGCGGCAGGAATTGCTGCGGCTTTAACAAGAATATTTTCTTCTTTAGAAAATTTAAAAGAACTTGAACTATCACTGATATTCACTTTAAACAGTGATGGTCTTGCACCACCTTGAGCTGCATTTGAAAAGAGGTTACTTTTAAATTCTGTTACTGTAAACGCCATTTTTGATATCCTCTATGCAAAAGTGTAGTAATTATAAGTCCAAGTTACATCAAATTGTTCAATATCACTTGCAGTATCGTAACTTAATGCAATTTCACCAATAGTACTTGGCCAACAATCAACAAATGTGATTGTTTGAATTGCAGAACCATCATTATTTTTACCATACTGATGAAGTTTGACTGTTCCTGCAAAACCATTTGAAGTTACATGACTTTCGTTCATGGAATTAGAAATAGTTCCATTTATTTCATTCATCCAAACTTCAAGTTCGGAACGTTCATCTCCGCCCTCTGTCATGATAATTGTTGTGGTCAAATCTCCAAAAGTCATATCGCCTGGAATTTTAACAGTTCTACCAAAATATTGTCGTTCAATTGGTGTGATTGTTAAAGGTGGAAGTGCCGAAACATTGCAAAAATATTTGACATTTGCAAGAGATGGATCACTTACACCAGCAGGAGTTCCAGATATTTCAAGATCAAATAGACTTGGACGGGCGCCCCCCGAAGTGAGCGCACCTTGAAATGTTGATAAATTAAATGCCATTTGATTTCTCCGATTCTAATCGTTTTAATTATTTATATTAAAATGCACCTACGACTTCAGAGAACTCAACACCAGAACGAACAGCAACAAAATTTAACTGTATGAAGTTGATAGCTCGTGATGGTTTGATATAAATATCTCCCCTAAACTGATTTGAGTCAACAACTTGTGTTGTGTTATTTGAAGCGTCACAAATTACACGAAAATCTGTAATACCACCTCTTCCTTGAATATCACGGAGAAATGGTTCCACGATTGAAACAAATTGTGAACGTGTAAACTCATCGTTGAATTCAAATAACTGGAATCGTGCAGCATTCGCAATCGCTTTTTCCAGAAGAATAAACAATCGTCTTACATTAATACGATCAAATGCGGATGGTTTAGTCAGTTGTGTTTTATCGCCATAAAGAATTGTTCCTTCGCCTGGGAAAGTGACAACTGGATTCACTTGTGCAGCATAGAGTTTATCTCTTTCTGCTTGTTTTGGATTAAAAGGAAGTTTTACAACACCCTTGATTTGTCCTCTTGTAAATCCGCCTGGACTAAAGAAAGGATCTCTATCAGCGTCTGTTCTTGCACAAAGTCCAGCAATGTCACCATTTAATGGGACATAACGGAATTTGTCGTTGTGTTTATCATACTGATATTTCCAACCAGAATCCATGACTGCATAAGATGTATTCATATTTACTGTATCCCGATAATCAACAACATTATCAGTTGCGGTAGAGGAATCAGTTTGATTGACAACATCTGTTTTTTCTGGTGAGAAGAAAACAACGCAATCTTTTCGTGATTCTGCAATATTGTTAATTACGTGTCTGACTACTGTAGAACTGTGATTTGCAGTCGTTATTAAAGAAACATCTGTATCCTCTGCGGATTTCATTTTATCGTATGCACGAATAAGATCTGCATTAGAAGGGTCACTTCCATCTGTTCCACCTTGAAAACTTGTAGATAAAGGAGCAGTTGATTGAATGAATGCATTTTGAGTACCAGAACCACCGCCTGTAATTGTTTGTGCAAGAGCTGCAGTTGAAGTAATACCCCATCCAAGCATGGTTCCTGTTCCATCACCGGCCGGAACTACTATTGTTGCACCCCCACCTGTGTCAAGTGTTTGAGTATCATCATCTCCGTCAGGTTGTGGTACATTAAAAATTGGATGATCTGCAAACCAAACATACTCTGAATTTTTATTGAGATAATTTGCATAGTAAATGTTTTCTCCATCGGCACCTTTTGCATCTTTTATAACTGAAAGATTAGAATGTGCTTCTACGACTTCATTTTTAGTACCTGTCCAATCTCCATCTTCGTCAACGATTGCAACATGAATTTCATCTTGTGTTAGACTTTTGTCTTCCGCAAAAGTTGAAGTTGTAGGTGGTCCTTCTGAAAATGCACTCGCATATTCCCATTTTCTTTCAAATACAACACCAGAATTAACTCCGATAAATTTTGTTGATGTTGTTAAACTTGTATCATTTGCAATAGCTGAGATTTTTCTTTCTTCACCTCCAATCACAATCAAATCTCCTGCAACAAATTGTGCAGAAAATGCAGTTGCACTACCAGTTACAGTTGTAGAATCGGCTGTTGTTGTAACTGTTCCTGCTATTTCACTAGCGGGTTGTGAATATACAGATCTTTTTCTTTTACCTATGGTTGCACCGGCACTAATATCAGTAATAGATCCAGTAACAGGTATTCCTTTTGCAGCATCATCAGTTGTTACTTCTGTAATTACAATACCACCAGAAGAACCCGATCCTGTATCAATTTCAACAACATCACCAATTCTAATTTCTTTTGAAAATGCACAACTAGAACCAGTAATAACACCTCCTGAACTTGTCCATGTAACTGTTCCTGTCATTCCACTATATGCAGTTGTACCTTTAATTGCTACATGGTCTGATGGACACCATGAAATTTTGAATGTGTTTCCAATTACACCTGCCCATTTTGCGGCTACTGATGCTGTCCAACTTGTAGCATTTGAACCACCAAAATCTGGGTCATAAGTATTATAATAATCTTCTGATGTTTTTACCTGAACGTTTACATATGATGCTGTATTTGCAGTAGCATTTTTAGGTGCATTGCCACTAGCATCATTTACAGTTGTATTTGCCGCACGAACCACATTCATTGCATTTGAATAAGACAAGAAATTGGCAGCAGTAAAAAACTGTTCGTGATTATCATCGTTTGGTTTTTGAAAAATCTCTACCAGATTATCTTCGTCCGTGATTAACTTTACTTCTTCAATTGGACCCCAGCGAAACCTTCCTGCTAATCCGCCGGTTGAAGTTGCAGCGGCGATTACTACATTAGTTAAATCAATCTCAGAAGTATTTACGCCTGGACTTACTAGAAAGGCCATTGTTATCTCCGTAAAAAGTGTGATTTTTGAGTGTTAAAGTATAAATTACTCTTAAAATATTTATAAATATTAGTATCTGGTGAATAATATTTAGTGTGTGGTAAAGATGAAATTTCCTCAAAAAGCCATTAATAGATTCAATGCTAAAGTCAGTAAAACCGAAAATTGCCATATCTGGAACGCTGCAAGACAGAAACAAGGGTATGGTATGTTCTCTTATGATGGTAAATCGTTACCAGCACATCGTTTTGCATACTTGCTTAACAAGGGAGAGATTGCAGAAAATATGGTCGTTCATCAAACTTGTGAAAATAATGCGTGTGTGAATCCAGAACATCTCGTTCTTCAGACCAAAAGTCAAAACAAAAGAAACTACAATTCGGTTCGTGTCAGTAAAGAAATGGTAGAACGAGAAAGTGTGAAGTATCTTTTTCGTTTGAGGAATCTTCGGCCGGACTTGGAAAAAGAGATTGATAATCTTCTTCAGTATCTCATAACCAATAAACAAGAAGAAGATGATGATTTTGGATTTTCAAAAGAAACAGAAGAAAATTACGTCTAGTAAAGTTCTTTCTGCCATTCTTCACCGGCAGGAGTCCATGTACTATTATCGCCAGGAATGGAAAATTCATCTGGGTCGTGTCCGTCTTCTATAATGCCAAATGGAACAAGTTCTTCTTCAATCATTTTCATTTGTTCTGCAAACATCTTTTCACGAATATTTTGGTCCGTCAACTCCCTAAAGTATCTTTGTTGAACCAACCAAGAAAAAATTACACAAGTCATCACCAAGTCATCGTGAGTTCCGTCATCTGCTTCCCAAGATGTATTTTTTGCGATGAAAGTGGTTAATTCTGAAATCGTATCAAAATCATCAATCAAAAGGTTGTCCTTTTCAATCAAATCTTTGAGTGTCGCACATCCAATTCGTTTGACTTGTTTTGTGGTTCGTATTCCCATAGAGACATTCTTTGAGAAACCACCCCCGATTTGTTGGCCATTTCGTCCATGCATCGTAACCATCATCATATTTTCGTATTCCAAATCGTGATAAAGAATATCAGTAACTTGTTGTCCTATATCATTGACTTCCACCAAAACAAATGCTTCGTTGTATTTCAGAGCCGTCGTGTAAATGATGTTTGGATATAACATTGGTGAAATATCATTTTTACGATATTTCGCAACTTGACGATAGGGTTGTTTGGAAACATCAAAAACAGAAAAGGCCGAATAGTCAAGACCAACACCTCTTGCAACGTCACAAACCATCACGTAAGTGTGATTATGAACTGGTTCTTGATAAACGTCCAAACCTTCGTTGATGAAAACAGGTTTCTTGAAAGGCATCGACATAAGTTTTTCAGTAGAGATGAGAGTGTTTGAACTCCCTAAGAACGAGCAACTAAACTCTTGTTGAAACTGTCTTTCACTTGTATTCCTTATCGTATCTTCTTTCCACTTTTCATCTCTGCCTGGAACTTGTGACCAATGAACACTAATTGGTGTATAATCATTATTTCCTTCTTCTGCATCTGTCCAAAGTTTATAAAACAAATTCATGCCATTTGGAGTAGAAACAATGAATACTTTGGTTGTCTGTCCAGATGAAATTGTGGGGTAAACAGAACTAAAAAATTCTTCTGAAATGTTTTGAGGTACAAACGCAAATTCGTCTAGAAAAATGATGTTAAAAGAACCACCACGAATCGCAGAACCAGATGTTGAACTTGCAAGAATCTTGGAGCCGTTTTCAAGTTCAATATTTCCTTTGTTCCAAATCAAAATCCCTTGTTGCAACCATTTTGGCATATATTCGTATGCAAGTTGCAATCTTCCAAGAAGTTCCATTGCAGTTGTCTTTTTGTTTGCAAGAATTGCAACGGATACGTTTTCGTTGAAAAGAATATAATGGAGTAGGTATGCAAGAATGGTAGTTGACTTGCCCGACTGTCTTGCCATTTTACAAATCACAAATCGATTATTATGAAATTTGTCAATCATTTCTGACTGATAATCTCTCACATCAAAAGGAATCAGTCCTTCATCAACGGATACAATTTTTATGTATTGTCGTGAAAAGTGTTCTGGATCTTCTTTACACTTGATAAACTCTTTGATTTGTTCCTCTGTGAAATCTTGAGGAACATATGCAGCCTTGAGTTGGGGATTACCCAGATAAGTTTCGTGTTGAGGCATTATTTAACCAAGAGCAATTGCCATTGCAGTTGAAGTTGCATCTGTATAAGCCTTGATGGATTGTTGAGTTGCAAGTTGTGTTGCAGAATCAGACGCCATATTGTCTTCATCTAACACGGCCGTTCCACTTACATCTGTATTCAATACTGGACTCGTAAGTGTTTTATTTGTTAATGTTTGAGAATCAGTAAGACCAACTACATTACTTCCGATTCCATCTAATCTATTTAATTCCGTTGTAGTAATATCACTTGCTGAAATTACACCTGTGCCATTTGATACTAATGCACGACTTGCGGTTGTAGTTGCTAATTTTGAAAGTGCAATTGCAGCTCCAGATGCTACACTTGCATTGACAACTGCATTGGATGCTAATTCATCTGCACCAACTGCATCATCTGCAAGCATAGAATTTTCAACAGCTCCTGCTGTAATTGTAACCACTCCACCATTTGTCATAGTTACATCACCAGAAAGAGCGAATGCACCAAATCCTGTTCCGTCACCGATTACAATTTTCGTATCTGCTACTGTAAGTTCTGACAAATCACCAGAACTAGCTGCATCTCTCACCAATAATGAATTAGCCGCAACATTTTGCATTTTTGCAAAGGTCACTGCATCGGCTGCAATTGTTTGTGCTCCATCAGCAGAAGATGTTACATCACCTGAATGATTTGGATGGGTGTATGCATTTGCACCATCTGCAACATTGAGCATGGTTCGTAAATTTGTTGGTGTGATTTCTTCTATTACACCTGCTCCAGCACTATCTCTTCCAAGTATTCTATCAGTTGTAGAAACATTTTGTATTTTAGCATAAGTTACTGCATCGTCTTCAATCATTGCAGTTTCTATTGCATCTGTTTGGATTGTAGAAGTACCAGTAACATTTCCAGAACCAGTAAAGGATGCTGAAGTCCAAGAAACATCACCTGTCATTCCTATGGTTCTACCAGTTGCAAGGGCTGTTGCAGTATCAGCATTCCCAGAAGTGTCTTGAGTTCCAGAAGTATTCACTCCAGGCAAATTTATATTTGCAGAACCATCAAATGAAACACCTCCGATTGTCCTTGCAGTTTCAAGTGCAGTTGCAGTATCAGCATT